CAGGATTACCGTCTGCTCCAGGGTTACCATCTGCTCCAGGGTTACCATCTGGGCCTTTGTCTCCTACAGGACCTTGATCACCAACTGGACCTTGGTCTCCAACTGGCCCCTTGTCTCCAGCTGCACCTTGTGGACCTTGATCACCAATTGGACCTTGATCACCAACTGGCCCTTGATCACCATCTGGACCTTTGTCTCCATCTGGACCTTTGTCTCCAGCTGCACCTTTGTCTCCTACAGGACCTTGATCACCAACTGGTCCTTGGTCTCCTATCGGACCTTGGTCTCCGATCGGACCTTGATCACCAACTGGACCTTTATCGCCTACTGGACCTTGAGGCCCAACTTCTGGATCAACGTAAATAAACTTTTCAGCTTCATTTTCTGTTGCTGCTACGTATTGTAAAATTCTGCCATCTTGTTTTGTATTGTTGTTTGGATCAATACCTGTTAACTCAAAAATATCAGAAACTTTTTGAGATATTGCTGTGTCTAAAGCAACAAGAGCGTTTTTAACAATATTTATTCCGTCTAAAAAGTTTGTAGTATCATCAAAAGCAACTAAATTTCCATCATTATCAGTGCCTATACTTGTCTTAATATTTTGAAGATTTTGTATTTGGCCAGCATTACCCCCTTGAATTGTTGTAATTGCTGAATCCAATTTGCCAATTGCAGAATGATGTGAGTCTGAATTTTTAATAAAATTTGTTGTTAAATAATTTGGTCTAAGACCTGTTAATGTTAAACCTACACTTGTCTCTATAGAGTCTACTTCTGAATTTAAGCTATTTATTTCGTTTGCTCTAGTAGCTTCTTCTGTGTCAACTTCACCTTGAGTTAACTTAAGTTGAGTGTCTAATTTGCTTAATGCGTCTTTTACTGATATTGCAGTATCTAAATAGTTTGAACCATCATGTGCAGAATATGTTCCGTCTGGGTTAAATCCTGAAGCTGTCTCTATAGAATCTACTTCTGTTTGCAATGTATTTAAACTATCTGTAGAAGCTTTGAGTGCAATATTTGTTTGTAAATTTGTAATGTTTGCTTCAGCTGTATCTAAGCCTGTCTGTGTAGTATTTAACTGTGTATCTAGCTTGCTTAACGCATCTTTTGTTGAAGTAGCAGTATCTAAATAGTTTGAACCATCATGTGCAGAATATGTGCCGTCTTCATTTAAACCTACAGCAGATTCAATTGCGTCCACTTCTGTTTGCAATGTGTTTAAACTATCTGTTGAAGCTTTAAGTGTAACAGATGCTTGTAAATTTGTAATGTTTGCTTCAGCTGTATCTAAGCCTGTCTGTGTAGTATTTAGTTGTGTATCTAATTTGCTCAGTGCATCTTTTGCTGAAGTAGCAGTATCTAAATAGTTTGAACCATCATGTGCAGAATAAGTACCGTCTTCATTTAGTCCTAGCGCGGCTTCAACTGAATCTACTTCTGTTTGTAAATTATTTAAACTATCTAAAGTTGCCTTTGAGTCTACAGAAGAAGAAAGCAAATTTATATTATCAGTTGCTGATTTTAATTCTTTATCTAACTCACCAATTGCTGCATGGTGACTTTGTGTATTATCAACAAAGTTTGTTGTAGAGTAATTAGGTCTAAGACCATTTTCAGCTAGACCTATACTGTTCTCTATTGAGTCAATTTCTGATTGTAAACCATTAAATGAATTTAGTCTTACAGACTCTTCTAAGTCTAGCTCGTTTTTTGTAGCTTTAATTTGAGCATCTAATTTGCTTAGCGCATCTTTTGTTGAAGTAGCTTCGTCAATATAATTAGAACCATCGTGAGCAGAATATGTTCCGTCTTCATTTAGACCTACTGCTGTTTCAATTGCATCTACTTCTGTTTGTGAAGCATTAGAAGCTGAAAGTGTTTCAACAGCAGTCATTTTTCCTTGGAGCGTCGATATATCTGCTTCAGCTGTATCTAAATTTGTCTGCGTAGAATTTAACTGTGTATCTAATTTACTTAATGCATCTTTTGTTGAAGTAGCAGTATCTAAGTAGTTCGAACCATCATGTACAGAATAAGTACCATCTTCATTTAGACCTACAGCTGTTTCAATTGAATTTACTTCTGTTTGTAATGTGTTTAAACTATCTGTTGAAGCTTTAAGTGCAACAGATGCTTGTAAATTTGTAATATTTACTTCAGCTGCATTTAAATCTGTTTGTGTAGTATTTAGTTGTGTATCTAATTTGCTTAACGCATCTTTTGTTGAAATAGCAGAGTCTAAGTAATTTGAACCATCATGTGCAGAATAAGTACCATCCTCATTTAGACCTACAGCTGTTTCAATTGCATCTACTTCTGTTTGCAAAGAAGATATATTTCCAGAAGTTGCCAGACTTGATATTTCTGTTTGTATAGAAGATATGTCATCAGTTGCTGATTTTAATTCTTTGTCTAACTCACCGATTGCTGCATGGTGACTTTGTGTATTATCAATAAAATTAGTTGTAGAGTAATTAGGTCTAAGACCATTTTCAGCTAGACCTATACTGTTCTCTATAGAATCTACTTCTGACTGCAAGTTCGTATCAGCAGATTTTCTTGAAGCTTCTTCTGCATCAACTTTGTCTTGTGTTGACTTAAGTTGTGTATCTATTTTGTTTAATGCATCTTTTGTTGAAGTTGCAGCATCTAAATAGTTCGAACCATCATGAGCAGAATACGTACCATCAGCGTTTATTCCTACTGCTGTTTCAATTGCATCTACTTCTATTTGTGAAGCATTAGAAGCTGAAAGTGTTTCAACAGCAGTCATTTTTCCTTGCAACGTTGATATATCTGACTCAGCCGTATCTAAATCTGTTTGTGTAGATTTAAGCTGTATATCTAGCTTAGTTAAAGCATTCTTTGTTGAAGTAGCAGTATCTAAGTAGTTTGAACCAGAGTGCACAGAATATGTGCCATCTTCATTTAGTCCTACAGCAGTTTCAATTGCATCTACTTCAGTTTGCAAGCTATTTAGGCTAGAAGAAGCTGCTTTTAAATCTATACTTTCTAAATTTGTTTTAATTTGTGTATCAAGCTTAGTTAAAGCATCTTTTACCGAAGTTGCTTCATTTAAAAAGTTTGAAGTTGTATGTGAAAGATAAGAGCCATCGATGTCTAAACCTACTGATGTTTCGATTAAATCGACTTCAGTTTGCAAGTTATTTATATTGCCTGTGCCTAATTCTGAAATTGCATCTGTATTTATTTTTATTTGTTCATCAAGTTTTATGTCTGCATCAAACAAAGATGTGGCTAATGAAATGTAATTTGTACTAGAATTAGCTGAGTATACACCATCATTGCCTAGACCTGCACCTAATTCAATTGCATCAACTTCAGTTTGCAAGCTATTTAGCGTCGATGCATCTGCTTTTAAACTAATTGCATCTGTATTTAATTTTATTTGTGCATCTAAAAGAAACGATTCATTTCTTAAGCTAGTAGCCAAAGCAATATAATTTGTGTTAACATTTGCAGAAAAAGTGCCGTCTAATTCTAAGCCAATAGAAGATTCGTGCAAATCTAATAAAGTTGTTAATCCGCTTATACTTGTAGTATTTGTTTCAATACTATCTCTATTTGTTTTAATTTCTGCGTCTAATAATTTATCAGCAGCAGGCGATGTTGTGGGACTACTTGTTAAATAGTTAGTATCAGATGGAGGAACGTAAGCAATACCTGAAAAGTCTATTAATACTCCTGCTGTTGTTCTTAAATAATCTGTAAATAAAGTTCCTTTGACTAATAAATCACCACCAAATACAGAAGTATTGTTTCCAGGTGTTACACCAGATCCTTCACTTGAAGTAGTAGGTGTACCAAAAACATACAAAAAAGTATTATTAGGATAATTGTTGGTTGTACCTAAAAAGCTTTGTAAAGCTGAACTTCTTCCTCCTACACTATCTGTAGCTTGATTATTTGGATATAAAATAAGGGAAGGCTCTGCCCCACCATTACTTCCTATCAAAGCATTTGTTTTTACTCTTGAAGCTAAAAAGTCTCTAGACATATTTTTATCCTGTTATTATAATTAATCTTTAACATAACATATATATTTAGAAGTACAGTAAAGATGCTATGAATATATCAATATTAAGATAAAGTACGATTTATAATATTATTTATTAGTTGTATTTTACTTGCATCTTCGACTATGTTACTTATAATTGTATTGTTTTGTATTGCTGTATAGTCTACATTTATAACGTTACTGCTATCATTAAATACTCTAAACAGTCTTGAGTTAATTTTTTCTGTATGCAATGAAACATCTGTAGCTATATTGTTTATAGAAGGTGTACAAATAAAAATTGGGTCTATTATATTATTATTTGTAATTAAAATATCAATATGACTATTAGGATTAATTGTTTTAATCCCTCTTTCAAATATTTCTTCATATTCATATTTTTTGTTTATCTGACTTACTGAAATATTGTTACTACTTGATCCAAAATTTAAAGAAAACATATTTTTATATAAATTATTACTATCTGTGCTTATTATATTGGTACTACTCGAGAATCCTAAATTATATTGATTTTGATCAGAAATTAATGAAAATGGATTGTCTAAACCATTAATTGTTGAATCAAAAACAATTTCAGGAGAACCAAATCCAATATCTTTATAGTTATTAGTAATAGTAGTCATTTATTTTCCTTAGCTTAATGTATAAGTTAAATTAGCAACAAAGTTTTTATTATTATTTGAGCTAGAAGTCATACCAGTTATTAAAAAAGCTGTCCATAATCCGTTGCTAATTGACTGACTAAGATCAACTTCTGACTGTCCTATTCCACTATAGGGAGAGCTGTTTTCTTGATTAGAAATTACAAGTGTTTGCTCTGTAACTAGTGATGAACCTTTGTTTTGCTTAAAGTCTGAATCTGATGCACCTACTAGTGTCCAATATAGTTTTGTTGAGTACATTTCTAAACAAGAAAGTGATGCTTTTGTAATGTTGATTGTTTTACCAGTAATATTTTTAAATGCAAAAATAAATATTGACTTGCCTAATGAACCACTATATGAAGAAGAGAAAGACGTAGCTGTCGTCCACTCTCCTGAGTGTGAATTTGACCATTCTAAAGTCTTATAAAGATCTGTCTTTTCCCAAGTAAATTCATCAATACTGCTGTTTGACACAAGAACACTATTTGAATTACTACTAAAAACTGCAGGTAGTTTTATTTTCCAAGCTGACCAATCATGAGGCCCATAACTTTCACTCAAATCTTTTACTATAATATGACCTGTAGAAGAATTGCTTGGAGAAGCATCGCTAGCGTAAAAAGGAATGTCGTAAGTAAAACTCATACTATCTTGAACAGCTGTTAGTTTAAAGTCTGAAGAGCTCATTGCAGAAGGAATTCTAAAGTAGTTACCGTTTGAGTATATTTTATCTACATGAATTTCGCTTATTTGTCTATTGTCACTAGAGTTACCCATAGGATCGTAATGTCCTAGTTTAAACGTATCGTTTTTGCCTGGCGTTAAGTTTCCGTTTTCATCCATTTTCCATGCAGGCGAAGGCACAGATGAAAAAACAGAGTTATCTGATGATACTTCTGTGTAAAAGTCTATACTTCCATCTGATCCTGTATCTACAGTTTCAACTTTTGCATTTCCTTCGCTAATATTATCAGTTGCTGATCCTGCACCTGATATTCCAGTAAGCTGACTTCCATCAATTGCGGGTAATTTTCCTGACGAATCTAATTGTACAATATTATTAGCTCCTGTTCCTACATCTAAACTAGAACTCGTGCCAAGTGTAGGTTTACCAGTCAATTCATCATACGATATAGTTGAAAAGTTTACATTATTTGCTGTAGTTAGCTTTAAAAATTGATTTAATTTAGTTGAACCTGCAGATGGTGGTAAATTGTAAATATCGTCAATATTACCATAATAACCTAATGTAATATTGTTTGTAAAAAGGTCTCCGTCACAAAATATACCGCCGTTAAAACTATCATTACCGTCATTTATCCATAAAGACCTAAAACTTAGAGAGTCGCTTCCTAAGTCTATAGTAGAAGTACTTTCAGGAACTAAGTTATAGTTATTTGATATCGTTAAAGCATTACTAGATTCAGTTAAGCCACTAAAACTGCTTCCACTACTGTTATCATTAGCTGCATCCCATCTACTATTGCCAGCATCCCATTTTAAAACTTGACCATCTGTAGGTGACATATCAGACTTAATTTGGTCAAGTGACTGTAATTTTGCAGCTCCTATCCTAAGGTTTGCTACTGTTGAGGCTCTTTGTTCTGTATAATAAAGATTAGTACCTTCAGTTATGTCAGACGTAGTAGATGGTACATCTGATTCTGAAGCTAACTTTATCCAACTACCATTATGAGAAAAATAAGCCTTTCCTGTAGCATGTACGTGTGCAAACATTCCATGATAAGTTGATGCTAGTGGTAAGTCTACTTCAGTTGAGTATACATTTGAAAATAAAATTTTTCCTGTAGTTGTTATATCAAATGATTGCCCGTCTAAGTCTCCTCCTAATTGAGGTGTTGTGTCATCAACTATGTTAAAGCTAGTTAAAAAAGTGCTCAAGTCGGGAGGAGAATAAGTAAAAACTCCATTGCTATTATTATAACTTATCCCACCTGTAGTTGTTGCTGAAGTTGGTGTGCCTACTGATAAGCTTTCAAGTGACATGTCTGAAGAAGAAGATACTGTTTCAGGTTTCCAAGAGTTTATTGAAGAGTCCCAAGCTAAAACTTGCCCATCTGTAGGTGAATTATTACTTACATTAGTTAAGCTTTCAAGTGATACATTACTTAATTCAGACGCGCTAACGCTGTCAAAAGACAAGTTACCAGAGCCATCTGTTTTTAAAATTTGACCGTTTGTACCGTCTGTGACTGGAAGATTAAAAGTTAAGCTATTAGAAACTTTAATGTTGTTTATTAACTTTATATTACTATCTACTATTTCAACTAACTTATTGTACTGATCTTTCCAGTTTCTTTGAAAATTTGCAGGTTTTTCTAGTTCATTATTAGTACTTTTTACTATAATGTTAATAAAATGTTCTTCCGGGGCTCTTAAAGGGTTTTCCTCTGATTTATATAAACTTTCATTAGCTGCTTGTTTTGCTATAACAAATATTCTATATGTTCCCCATGTGTCTATAGAATTTAATGTAATCTGGTATTTGTTTGCGTGCAAAGAATTGTCTATTGATGCTAGTGTTCCTGTAGGTTTATCAATAAAGTACCATTCAAAATTATACAAACTTATGTCTGTAGAATTATTAATAGTATCATTTAGAGTAGCAACCTCAAGAGTAATAGACTTTGATGTGCTTATATCTTGTTGATTTATTATGTTTGTACTTGCTGTTGTACCTAGTGTAAATGTTATTGCCATTTTTTAATCCTATATTTCACTGTTTCTACTAATTATTTGCAAGTGTACATAAACTGTAGGACTAGCAGGTGCAGGAGCTGAAATTTCTACTGTAACTTCGCCTCTATTTACACTTACTATATAAGCATTTAAATTTTCATTTTCAGCTGTAGCTACACATATAGGTGATTCAACGTATAACTTTTTAAAGCTATAAGACTTACTAAATTCACCTTCGTTATATTGAAGCTTTACAGTTTCAATTACCTTTAAGTCCATATCAGCAAAAACTGGTTTTCTTCTTATTAAAGGATAAGTTTTTCTAAATCTATTTAAATCGTATATTTTTCTACTAGACATTATTACACCTCTTTATATATTAATTATAATTTACCTGCAATAATATTTGCCAATTCTGACCTGTAGCCTTTTTTAAAGTTTATGTGACCTGTTAATTGTTCATCTTTTAACTTTTCTATTACTATTGTTAGACCATTAGAGTACTTACTTACGTAAGGTAAATCAACTTGCTCTATATCACCTAAAAGAACAACTTTAGAGTTTTTTCCTGTTCTTGTCATAATTGTCTTTAGTTCATGAACTGTAGCGTTTTGTGCTTCGTCTACTATTATAAAAGAATCATTAAAGCTTCTACCTCTTATATGAGACAAAGGTGCAACATCAATTTGACCTCTTTCAATCATCATATCAAAATAAGTTAAATCTCCAAATTGATTTCTAAAATTATCAACTATAGGTGCTAACCAAGGAGACATTTTTTCATTTATAGTCCCAGGTAAAAAACCAATATCTTTCCCTACAGTCTGCATAGGCCTAGTAAATATGATTCTTTTCTTTTTTTCTCTTTCAATAAATCTTAGTGCAGTCATTAGTGCTAAATAAGTTTTACCACTACCTGGGATTCCTGTTAAGGTAACTAAAGGTATTTCTTCGTTTAATAATAGTTCTAATGCATAAATTTGCTCTTTGTTTTTTGCCTCAACACCACTAAGCTTAAATAACTCTTTTTTTGTTTCTAAAATTACTAAATTCTTATCTCTTCTCATCATTAAGCAAGATTGATTATTTCCGTTGTTTGACTTAAGAGAAATAAATTCATTTTCATTCATAAAAAAGTTTTCGTAATTTGAAAGGTCACTTTCTATTTTTAAATGATTACCAGAATAAGCTCTGTTTATAGTTTCTGGTTCTACTAATAATTCTGTATGTCCTTGATATAAGTTGTCTTCCTGAATAAACTCATAATCAGCATAATAGTCTCCTGCAGATATTCCTACAGCGTCACATTTTACTCTTAGATTTATGTCTTTTGTAATTACTTTTATTTCATTATATAAGCCTGTTTTTAAATTTTCTTTAGAATAAAAATTTGCATTTGATATAATAACATTATCATTGTAATTTTCATCTAGACCTTCTAAGCCAACCCAACAGCAATTTGAGCTTACTTTTATGTTTACATCAGACTTTTTATAGTAAACTCCTTTATTTAGACTTCCAATATCTCTTAAATCATCTAAAAATCTATTAATAAATCTTGCATATTCACCTAAGAGACCTTCTCTTGTTTTAAATTTGTCTATCTCCTCTAAAACAACTAGAGGTATTACAATATCATTGCCTTTCATATTAAAAATTGCGTTTTTATCGTATAATAAAACGCTAGTATCAAGTATAAAAAGCTTTCTATTTTCTTGCGTTTTTTGTTCTAAAACATTTTCCATTGTAAATCCTTCCGGAAACTATTAAACTATAAAAGTAATTATCATAAAGTTTATGAAAGGATATACTATTAATGAGTTGTGACTTAAATAAAACTACGTGCTTTGATGCACATAAAAGTCTAAATAAAAACTGCAAAAATACAAAATGTAGGTATTGGCATGACATTGATCATTCAAATAAATGCATTATAAATGCGTCACAAGAAAAAATATACACACTGCAAGAAATAGGTGACATGTTTAATATTACTAGAATGAGAATATGTCAAATAGAAAAGCATGCAATAAGCAAGATTAAATCAAATATTAAAGATTTATAGTTTTCCTAGTGTAAACTTTACAAAATCTGCTGAAGTTGACTTAATGAGTCTAAGGTTCTTTCTAAGTCTAGTTGCTGCTGCTTTGTTTCCTCTACCTGACTTTAAAACATCAGCCTCCATGCTTTCTACCATAAGCTTAAGTTTACTATAGAATTCTTCATTTGAGCTTGGAATTGTTACTTGGTCTAAACTTTCAATTTCATTTTGAATATTATCTTCTGACATATTTATCTCCTTTTTATAATTCAAATTTTGGTTTGTCTTTAACAACTTCGTTGTTTTTAAGTATATTTTGTATGTTTCTCATCATTGTGGTATCTTCAAGCTCTAATGAAAGAATATCAATTATTTTTTTAATTTCTAAATCATTAACACCAAATCTTAAAATTTCTTGTGTTATTTCTCTACACTTTTCTATTGATTTTAAATCTTCAATATTATCTGGATTAAGCATTATACGTACCTTTGAGAAATTTCTTTTTTTATTTTAACTGATCCTTTTTCTATGTTAAGGCAGTTATAAACAGTATTGTCTTGAATGTCTTGTTTATTTAATACTATAGTGTAATCTATATTGTTTTCTAGGCAATGTTCTACAAGCTCCCATGTTGATATATCACAATCATTTGTTTCTAGAATTTCAATAACATTATTATAATTTTTACTTTCTAAATTAAATTTAATGTCATCTTTTGTAATAACAAGACCAGAATAAATATCTGAACCCCATTTTATTTCACTTTTACATACATCTTTTATTTCATGTATTGCGCTACAATTATTACATGAAACATATTTTTTTTCTATATTGTCTTCTTCGTCTATTAATGAAAATACAGAAAACTTGTGATACAATGGTTTTGTTTTATTTTGAAAAATTTTTAATATACAATGACACTCAATTAAATGTCTAGTAAAATTTAATTTTTCTTTCAAAATAAACTATCCTTTTACAACTTTAATTAACTGGTCAAAGCCCCAGTTTTTTGCTTTTGATGTTTCATCTAATAATATATTATTTATCTGATCTAAAGTTTCTCTTTGTAGATTTAAATCATTTGACTTTTCTACAATTTGACTCATAATTTTTTGTGAATATACTTCTAGAACATCGTAATATTTTCTACCAAATTCAGCTGTGTTTATATTGTTTTGACTTTGTGTTTTTTTTGACGGCATACGTTAATCTCCTATTTTTATTTTATATGATATGTTTTTTAATTTATCGTAAAGGTTTTTTGAATAAATATCTACTATTTTTTTGCATTGGACAGACTGTAGTTTATTATTTTTTGTTTTAAAAACTCCATTTATTGCGCAATAATTATAGCAAATAATTAAATTTTTAATTTCATTAAGCAAAGTTATTTTTGAGTCTGGAATTTTTACAATTGTATTGTTTGGAGAACATCTAGACTTTCTTTTTTGCAAATATTTAACTAGTTCAAAATTTTTGTTTTTTTCTTTAATTTGACTGCTAATTTCATCAATTAATTTTTTGTTTTTTTCATGTATTAATATTTTATCACTTGATACTGTACACTTTACAATTTTTGATTTTGATACAGAAGCATTATTAATTGAGTCAGAGAATTCTCCTGATACTGGCTCTGAGCTTATTAAGCTGCATATGTCTTTTAGCTTAAAAGGATCTTCATTGTTATAATTTTCTATGTAAGGATAAAAATATATATTATTTTTTAAAATTATTTGCTTTAAGTTTTGCTTTGCGTATTCAGAAATTCCTCTACATATTAAAATAACTGGAAGATTGTTGTTTTTTGAATAGTCCATTAAAGAATACAACTCAGATTCTCTTTCTATAAAACCATCTATAACAGATACAATAAAGTTTTTAGTAGTTTTATTTACATTATTAAAATATATTTTTTTAAAACTATTTTCTATTCTAATATCAAAACTAGGAATACAAAGCTTTTCAATTTCAATTTTAGAGTTTTTTGTTTTTTCACATGTTATTGTAGCATCAGCACCAGAAAATTCTAGAATTTTTTTAAATAAACAAAAACTATCAGCGCTAGTAATTGTACTTAAATATTCCATAATTGATTTGTATGTTCTGTCTGTTTTTATATTTTGATCTTTTAATGTATTACCATTTATAAGTTTGCAAAGATTGTCAGAAACAAAATAACTACTCCCAGGATATCTTTTTTCTGACTTGTCAAAAAAGTCAATTAAAATATTTCTGTATTCGTTTTTATAAAATTCTGAAGAGCAATAAAAATAATAATAAAACAAAAAATTACTTGTGTATATTTTGTTGTCTATTATTCTACATTTTTTTTCTTTAAAAGCCTTATTTAAGTTATTTAGCGATGAAGATAATTTTAAAATTCTAGTATTTATCATAATTTTTACTTTGCAAAAATATTTTTAACATTATATTCATACGAAGTTAATTGTTTAATTTTAATCTAGAAAATTCAATACTGTGTTATCAGACCATTTCATTGGCTCTAAAAGATATTCTAACAAATGTATTTCACCTTTTTTTCTACTTAAAAAATAAAATTCTTTGTGCTCTTTTATTTTAGTGTGTGGATTTAATTTAATTTTAGGCAATGAAAGATTATCTCTTTTAATTTCACCTATAAACATTTTCAATACATGATTTTTGTTTTTATTATTTTTAGTATCTGAAATGAAGTCTTTTCCTACTTTGTCTATAAAAAAATAATCATTTTCACTAAGATTTATTTCTTCAAAAGTTTCTCTAACAGCACAGTCTAAAGGAAACTCTCCAAAGTCTATAGATCCTTTTGGAAAGTCATATTTGTCGTCTAGGCCTTTAAGAAACAAATACAAAACATCTTTTTCTAAGCCTTCTACTATTGGTTGTTTTACACCTCTATTGTCAAAAAAAATTATTATTCCAGCACCAGTACAATTTTGATTCATATTTTATACCTTAAAATTCATGATAGTTGTCAAAAAAATCTTTCGGAAAATCATTTTTACACATTGATTTGATTCTCTTCCAGTCACTATCTAGTATATATGTAACTGCTTTATCATCTTCAGATCTTATGCTCCTACCAACACTTTGTATAATTGTCCTTATAGTTTGTGTATTATACCACCACTTCCATTTAGACATCTTTTTCTTTACAACTTTGTCACCCAAGTAAGGAAAAGGTACTTTACATAAAATTTGAAATTCAGATAATTTTCCTTTTAAGTCAACACCTTCAGTCATAGAAGGTGATATTAATATAGTAGGTTGTTTAGACTTTGAATGCTTTTCTAATGCTTCTTCTCTTTTGTCACCATAAGCAATAATTAGCCTTTTATTTTTTATATTGTTTTTTAAGTACTTAGCAATTTTAGTACTATGCGTATGAATAATTCCTTTTTCTGTCTTGTGATTATTAATAATCTCTTCAATCATTGTTTTTAAAACAGGCAATGTTTTTTCTATATTTTTTGAAGACATACTACCGGCAGGTGAATAAATTATTGGTCTATTTTCTGTTGGAAAAGGAGATGGTGACTCAATCGATACAACTTTATCAGCAGGTAAGCCAATTGTCAGACTAAATCCTTCATGAGAAATAATAGTTGCAGACATAAAAATTACATAGTCAGCAAACTGTAACAGGTACTGGTGTGCATACTTTGATATGTCTATAGGCTTAAAAATAAACTTTTTATGTATGTTATTTACTTTTTCTATATCAAAAACCCAATTATCTTTGTTGTATAGCTCTATAAACTGGCTTATCTTTTTCTCGTGTGAAGTTAAAAGTTCATATCTATTTGTTATTTTTTTAAACTCTTCAAGTTTTGTACTAGTAATACCAAATTTTTTAAGCTGATTTGAAATAAAGCTAATTTTTTTAACAAGCTCAGTGTAGTATATGTTTTTTATCCAATTATAAACTTTAAATTGTGTGTCTAAACCTTTAGGTACTTTTATCTTTAAAATCTTTTCTGAAAAGTAACTTGACACGCTTATTTCAATAAATCTCGTGAGTTCATTTTCTAAATTATGAGCTTCATCTATGACTAACACTCTTTTGTTTGGTATTTTTTGGCTATAATTTTTTTCTGTCAAAAAGTAACTAAAGTTTGTAATTCCTAGTTTTTTTTCTATAAATTCTTTCTTTTTGTTTTTATAAATACAGCTATAACTACAAGAATCATATTTTTTGCTTATACTTCCTGATCTTATACCTGTTTGGACATCTTTACAAGATGCTGCTTTGTCTAATTTGCAAGAATAATTTGACGAAGAAGATAAAGATACCAGACCTTTACTTTTAAAGTCATTCTCATATTGATCTTGCAAAACTCTTTGTGTAGTTAAAAAATAAGCTCCTTCTTCAAAAAGTCCAGAATATGAGCTAGAATTATCAGATATATATTTTGATATTGTTAATCCTATTGCTGACTTACCTACACCTGTTCCACAGTCAATAATAGCATACTTTTTACCTGATTTAAACTCTTTTAATACTTGATCAATAACTTTTGTTTGTTGCGGCCTAGGCTCTTTATAAGGAAACTTGTTTAACCAGTTAATTTGTGTTGTATTAGAATTAAGATCATATATATTATTAGACAAAATTTATCCTATAGAGAATATTAAAATGAAAAAAAAATCTTTAATAAATGAAAAATTTAATAAAACTGAAATTTCAAAAATTAAGAGCTTAATTAAAAAAGAAGTAGAAGTATTAAAAAATAAAGAATTGGAAAAGTTTATTAAAAAAGAAATCCAAAACTCTATAAAAAAACTTAAAATAGAAGATATAGATTCAAAGTTTGAAGAATCAGTTGAGTCTATTTTTAGAGAAATGATGCAAAAATATCATGAGATGTTCTATAGAGAAAAGCATATTATTAGAAATAAACTCAAACTTTAATATTATATTAATTTTTAAAAAAATTTACAAAATTATTTGTTAATATTTTTTGTAACAATATTATTTTTAAAAATTGGCATATAATCTTTTTCCATTTTTATATACTCATTGTTTTTATTTTCATCTTCTATGTATATAGCATCTTCTCCAGACATTGTATCAACAGCTTCTTCAACGTGTATATCATGTTTATCTAGAATTGCTTGATCTACTGTATAGTTTCCAGAATCACCTTTACCATATGGTGTTCTATAATTTCTGCCAATCTCTTCGTTTATTAATTCTTTTGCAATTGACTTAATTTTATTTTTTTTAAAGTATCTTGTTGTACAATTGTCAGCAAACTCTTTTAATACATTAACGTAATCATAATTTTTTTTTGAATTTTTCATTAAATAATTAAAATAATCTGATTCTGATTCTTTTATTAATATACCATATTTATTAAATAATACTTTTTTTAAACTCATACTAATTACTCTCTATCTTAAGGATTTTACTATATGTATAAATATATTTCTATTATAACATTTTTTTTGTGTTTTATATCTTGCGCTGAGTCTACTACAGACTTTAAAGCTACAAGTGATTATAGGCTTAAGTCTTATAAAACAACGTCAGGTTCTTCGTGTGGTGAAGATTGTATATGGTCTAGGTATGCAATAACTTCAGGTGTACAGAACCCTGAAAAAATGTGCGAAAATGGCGAATGTGCATGTGTAGTTGAAGGAAACATATATAGTCTATGCAATAATAAGTATACAGAAGATATTTCATATGATCATGATATCTTACAAGAAGAAAATAGTGCAGAATTATTTTTAGATGTTCCTTATTATAACCAGTATAATAATATTAATTATCCTAGTTCTACATGCCAAAATACTAGTATAGCTATGGTTTTAAGCTACTTTGAAAGTAATATTATTCCTGATAGTATTTTTTATAAATGGGGTAAAGATTACGCTCAATCTCCTTACGGACTAAACGCTGTGTATACAAGTTATTCCAGTAAATCAAAAATCAGTACGTATACTAGCGCATCTCCAGAAGACTTAATTAGTGCATTAAACAGTGGTTATATTGCTATAGTACACGGTTATTTTACTTCTTATGGCCATGTAATTGTAGTAAGAGGTTATGATGGTGAAAATTACTATGTTAATGACCCGGCAGGAAAATGGCCAGAATGTTTTAAATGTGGATATAGTAATGCTTCGTTTAATGGAGTTACCAGCTATTCAAAAAATTCTTTTGAATCAGCAGTATTTACATCAGATGGTTATTCTTATTTACCTGGGTGGATTCATTTAATAAAATAAAAATTATTTTTCTTTATTTTCTTCTATGTTATTCTTACTATCGTCATTATCAAGTATCTCAACAGCAGCATTTACGTATTTATCTAAAGCAGCTTGTCCTAAAATATAGCCGATTTGAATAAAACCACTAGTTATAACAACAGTCATTAGCATAACTAGAGAATAATGATCTAGCTTTCCTTGTAAATGGTACAATAAATAAAATAATATTGCTTTCCATCCAAGCTCTGAAGTCATATATGCAATAAATTTTTTGCTTTTCATTGGAGTTTTATCTAAAACCATAATAGTACTACCTTTGTTAATATTTTGTTTATTAATGATAATTATTATATATTACAACAAACAAGGAACAGTCTAATGAAAATCATAAGAAAATTAAAATTAGAAGATGAAACAGTAATTAGAGACTTTACTAAACCTTGGCCTCCAGACGGTTTTTGTCCACTATGTGGCAAAAAAAACGATATATGTCAATGTGAAAAGTTAAATTGTCAATGTGGAATTCAAGCTATTGATTGTAAATGGCCAGAATGTATATGTGAAAAATGTTTAGAAATTAGCTGTGAGTGTATAAAAAATGAATAAAGATCTACCAGATAATATTGTAGAAGCAGATATAGCAATTGTATTAACTGATATTATTGGTAGTACAAAATTTGTCCAGAAAAATGGTTCTAGAGTTGCTGCTCAATGGTTTGGTGTGCATGATAAAGCAGTAATGAACTTTATTCAAAGACATAATGGAAGACTAGTCGACGCTTCTGACGGACACTTGATGTACTTCGGTTCAGTTGGAGATGCAATTGCATTTGCATTTGACTACAAGAAATATCTTAGAATAAAAAAATTTCCTTTTAGAAGTAGAGTAGGAATACATTGGGATAGAATGCTTATTGTAAAAACTGAAGAGCATTTAGTAAGAGCAGGTGGTAAAAGAATAAACTTAGAAGGAATTGGTAAAAATATAGCTGCTAGAACAATGTCTCTATGCGCTGAAGAACAAATATTGCTATCTTCTGCAGCTTATAAAATATATAGACAGCTTGGCCACAGAAATAGATTTATTCCACAAAATGCTTTAATTGCTCTTGTAGGTCTTTATAAATTCAAAGGAGTTGCAGAGCCAGAAGCTATATACGCAATTGGATTAATTCAAATGCAGTTACAACCGCCTCCTGATAGCGAAAAGGCTAAGAGAATTGGTGGTCAAAAAAAAATAAAAACAAGACTAAAACACAAAAAATGGTCAGAGATATTTTGGTGGTTTACTTATAGACTAGCTATAATAGAACTTATTTTTATGTTTTATTTTGCTTTTTATATATCAATGAACGATGGTTTAAATAGATTCATATATGATATTTCTGGAATAGACTTTAAATTTATTTTAGGATGGACACATCCTTTAATAGACTTCATAAGTGACTGTATAAATAAAGTTTTTGAAAACATAAAGGATAATATTAAATGACTAAAGATAATAAAGAAAAATCAAATAAACAATTTACACAAACTGAAAAAGCTAAGAGAGGCTGGTGGTTCTCAGTTGTTTTTATGATATTAGTTATAAGCTTAATTATGTTTCTTGCATTTATACCACTTCAAAAAGATAATAGAGACATAATAGTAGGAATGATCGGCATGATTACAGGAGCAATATCTTCAATGCTTTCAATTGCAGCCGGAAGAGATCCTTCCGAAGTTGAAGAACTTAAAGACAAACTATCTTCAGCAAACGCTGACAGGGCTGCATTGATAGGCAGATTAAGAGATTCTCAAATTCAAATGCAGCTTCTAAGAGAACAAATATTTGAATTACAAACTGCTGTAATTGATAAGCTTTCACTTTTTAGTGGAGAAAAACCTATCAAGACAAAAGATCAGTCTCAAGTTATTTTGCATCCAGAAGTCAATGAATGGATGCCAAAAGTAGATAAAAACAGTTAATTTTTAAAAATTTGTTTATTTTTCTTTAAGTATACTTTCCATACTGCTGTCTATTGCAAAAGTAGTTAATACCTGAACTCTTTCGTCAACATCTTCAGCGAAACTAGAATTACTATCTAAATTAGCTTTTAACTCTGCAGCTGAGCTAGCTCCTTGTGCATTTGCTATTATAAATGTCATAAAGTCAGAAACTACTTTTTCTCCGAGGCCTTGATTTGGGTTTAAACCATAAAAGCTTATAGAGTCTTTAAGCTCTGATTCTAGCTGGTTAACATTCATATTGTCCAAATGATTTTGATCAAATTTGTTTAAAGATCCATATAGTGCAACTAAAACTTTAGCTGAACTAGTACCTTCAGCATAATGATCATCACCGTCTACGTTTTTTGCACCAGGGCTATTTCCTCCGCCTTCGTAACCTGTTATTGTTGACTTTAACTTAGCAGCATCTTCAAATATCCCTGGCTTAAGCTCAACTAATTTTTTAATTGTATAGATTCTAGCTGCGCTTATAAGCTTTGAAGCACCTTCTCTACCTAATTCTTTCATTCTATCATTTAACTTTTGATTGTCAAAACTTTGAATAGCAGATTTTATTTCACTGTCTGTTGATTTCATTCCATCAAAAGAAGTGCTACCTATTAGACCTTTAATATATTTGTTTGCTAACACTAAATCCATTACTTCTGATGACTTAAATGTTCTATATTCAAAACCACGTGGATCATCAATGTCTATACCATGTGCCAAAGCTTGTTTTTCTAGAGCCTGTGCAAGAAATTCATCACTTTCTATAGCACTTTCTATTTCAGGACTATTATCTATTCTTTCTATTACATCTGATTCAGACTCACCAGTTTCTTCAGCTACTTTTTTAGCAACAGCTTTTTTAACACTTATTATCATAGGTTTAAAATTTAATTTTTGAATTGGAGGTTTGCCTGTTATTTTAATTGGTTCATCAAAAACAAATTTTTGTATTTGAGGAGACGGAATTTGCGCAGCAGTTTCAACGTCTTGACTTGTTACATTATCCATTCCAGTAGTATTTTCTACGGCATCACTTGCAACAGAAACTATTGCAGGCTTATTGTTTATTGAACTAGGATCTACGTTTGAAGTATTTCCTATTCCTAGAGCAAGACTACCTAATATTATTCCAGTTAACTTTACTGCAAGCAAAACACCAATTACTGCTTTTGTTTTTGTAGTATACTCTTGAACAGCAGCTGACTCTTCATCATTTA